TGCCTATCGCTTCGGCGCATATATTCTCAAGCTCCTGCAGCGACTGTGCGATGTCTTCGAAATCTTCGGCGTTCTTAATCCGCGCGAAGATGTCAGGAAGCTCGACGAAGCTCTCTGTAAAGTTCACGACGCTCTGCGTTGCGTTTATCAGGTAATTCGCCGCATACATGACGTCATTCAGCGCGTCCTTGAGCCTGCTTACCGAGTCCGGCAGCTCGTCGATGCTCGCCTGCAGTTCCGCCATTTCTTCGCGCAGGTCATTGAACGATTCGTCGGTCGAGTCAATGACCGGAATGCTGCCGTTCATCAGCAGGAGAATCTCGTTGTAGCTCTCGCCGAACAGCTCGGTCTGTGCAGCGAGCTGCGACATTCCGGTTCTGACAAGCGCTTCTACCGCGGACTGCGCTCTGAGCACTCCGGTCGCGAAGTCGTCGAGAATATCGGCCTTGTACAGCTTCTCCATCTGCGTCTGAATCTTGCCGATGTCTTCGGCGAAGTCCGGCATTTGCTCGCGCGCGCGCTCAAGCTGCAGCGTCATTCGCTCGAAGGTTCCTGCGCTGACGCTTGCCGTTGCCTTCACTTCGTTCTGAGCTACCGTTGCCGCTTCCGCGAACGCGTACAGCACCTGCGCCTGACGCGCGGTAATCATATCGAGCCATTGCATCGCGTAGATGTTCTTTGCCTGCAGCGTTTCGTCGAAGGCGAGCATCATGTCCGTCAGGCTGTCGTAGGTCGCACCTGCTATCTCCTTGAACTCGTCCATGTAGTCTTCGGCGCGCGCGAGTTCCTTCTCCATCTTCTCGGCAGTCTGTCCGCCTAAGAAGCCGCCGACCGCTCCGATGATTGCGCCGAGCGCAAGACCCCACGGCCCTGCCACGCCCATCAGCAGGCCGAGACTTTGTATGCCTAAGCCGACGCCGAAGCCGCCGAGACCGCCTGCGACGGCACCTTTCGCAGCACCTGACCATCTGCTGTCGCCTTTGTAGTTGCCTTCGTTCCACGCCGACGCGACCTGAAAGCCGCCACCTATCATGCCGAGCGCGCTGCCGCCGATGCCGCCTGCGCCGAAGAAGCCTTTCAGCTTCGTGCCGAAATTCGAGAGAGCTGACGTTGTCGTGTCTGCGGTGTATGCCGCGTCTTCTGCCGCGGTAGCAAAGCCGCCTGTCGCTTCCGAGCACATATTAACCTCATCGGTAAGCGCAGAAAAGTCGGTTGTCTCCCCCTGATCAATCGGCGTGTAATCCAGAATCTGAGTAATCGGCTGCTCTGTTTTCGTTTCGCTAAATATTCCTTTTATTTCATCAAATATCTTTCCGAAATCAAACTTGCCGCCGCTTCCGAATATACCATCAAGGTCGAGATTCCCGCCGGTTACGTTGCCGCCCAATGCCTCAAGTATTGCCTGCTGCGTCTTGTGCTGCTCATTCTGCAGGTCATACTGCTCATCCAGTACCTTCAAAGACGGCGGAGTTGACGTTTCTTCCCACGCCTTGGCAAACCCTCCCAGACCCATCGTGTCAAGCAGGCCGCCCACCGCTTCTGATTGCAATATGTCTGAAATAAGCCCGCTGAACTGCTCGGTCACCATGTCGGCATAAGATTTCTGCAGCTTTGTCCACAGCTCATCCCATATGGCCTCAATCTCTTCTCCCTCGCCCCTGAACATGGCCGCAAAGGTATCGCTCATGCTGGCCTTGATCCCGGTGACCATGTCTTCCCAATACTGCGCAAGCTGCTCGGTGGTCTTCTTCTGCTCTTCTGCTATCTTCGCGTTGACATACTGCTGGATTTCCACCTGCTGCATGCCGGCGGCCTTCATCTCCTTCACCCGATCCTGCAGGTCGGCCACAAAATGCGCATATGCCTTTTCCTGCTCGCTCCCTATGGCGTCGATGATCTCAAGCTGGATCTCCCGCTCAAGGTCAATCCGCGCCTGCGACTGCTCCTTTTCCTTGGCAAGCGTCATCCGGTTGACGTAATCGCGCAAGGCCACTTCTTCAACGCCTGCCTGCCTGGCCGCTTCCACCTTCTCGGCGAGCTGCGCCTTATACTCTTCAAGCTCATAGGTCGCTTTTCCTTCATCGCCCAGCTCGGCCTGCCTTAACTCAAGCTGCATCTCTCTTTCAAGCTCAACCCGCTCCCGGTTCAGCTCTTCCTGCTTTACCAGGCGAAGCTGATCCAGCCGGTCCTTCTCGATGCCAGCTTCCCGGTAGGCGTTGATCTCAAGCTCGATGTCGTTTAGCTTTGCCTGGTACAACGTGTGCGAGGATGCATAAATCTCCTTGTCAATATCAAGGGATGCCTTCTTGTAGTCCTCAAGCGCCTTCTTCTGGTCTTCGGTTAATGCAGCCGGTGCAGCGGTGCCGCTTACCTGCGGCGGCCGGTAAGTGGCCTGCTCATCCTTGGCCGCCTTTACTTTCTCCCGGTACTCATCCAGTTTCGCATTCGCCTCAAGCAGGTATTTCGCAATCTGGCCGGTAAATCCACCGGCAGCAGAGAGCTTTTTAAGCTCGTCAGCCGCTTCATTACTACCCCCGCCCAGCGCTTTAAGCTCTTCTTTTAACTTCTTGACTTCCTCTCCCGATATGATCCCCGCTGCGCCGAGCCGGTCAATCTCTGCTTCCGACCGTTTCAGATACCCCTCAAAATCTGCCATGGCCTTGGCGCCTTCTTCCTTGTCCATCAACACCCAATCCCAAAACCCGGTCTTGCCGGCGGTAACCATCTTGAAGCTATCAATGGATCGCATCACCCCTTCAATGACATAGGTAATGCCGCCCAGAACCACCGCCCCCTTTTTGCCCACAAAATAAGCGGCAACCAGGCCGATGTCCTGGATCCACCCGGGCATACGCATAAACCCCTGGTATGCCTGCGCCAGAAAGTCCCATATGCTCGAGATGATCGGCTTTAAGGTGTCAGCCCACTTTGCCGCATTGACCAGGATCACCTCAAAGGCCCCGAGCACGGTTTCGGCCAGCTGCTCGGCCCACTTATCAAGCGTCCCGTCTTTCTCAAATTGCTGCAGCGTTTTAAGAGCGTCCTGAGCGCCCATCTTTAAGAAGGCAAAGACATCGGTTTCCATAACCTTGGTTCTGAATTTAAACCACATATCCCCAAACATGGACATGGTGCCAGTCCAGGTAGACGCCAAGGCATCTGTTGCCCCTTTGAATTGCGAGGCAGTGCCCGACCATGCGTCCATAAGTTTCTTTCGCGTTTCTTCGGCCGAGTATTCAACCCCTGCGGTAAATCCGAGCATGGCAAGAACGCCGCGCTCACGGAACAGGTCTGCCGCTGCCGCTCCCGCCGAATACATGCGAATTACTTGTGTCGTGGTTTCCTGCAATCCAATGCCTGAAGCAGCAGCCAGATCGCCGATCATCGGCATCCACTGCTTGATCTGATCCACCCCGCCCTTCATGACCCCTGACAAAGCAGTGGCCGAGCTCATGACCTCCTGAAACTGGAAGGGAACTCGGCCGGCATAATCGGCCATTTCCTTAAACAGCCTGGCCCCTTCCGCCTGGCTTCCCAAAAGCACCTTCAGCCTGGTGGCAAGATTCTCAGACTCTGAAGCGGCTGACAAAAAACTCTTTGCCAGTGCACCGGCCCCGGTCGCCCCGGCAAACCCGATGACCGCGTTTCGTAAGTTGAAAATAGACCCCGCCAGGCCCGACAGCTTGCTTTTAAACTGGTCGCTTACCCGGGACGCAAGATCGGTCGAGCTTCTGATGTTTTGCATCGCCTTGGCATAGGCGGCGTCAACGCCTTTTATGACCGGCGTCCCCTTGTCGTCTACTTCCAGCTTGAGATAGATGCCTTTGTCAGCCATTATTCATGACTCGCTATGAGCTTGTTGTCTTCTTCTTTTAACTCTTCTTCAGACTTTGACATTTCCCGGTGAATAATGATCAGCTTTTCCAATAGCAAAACCGCCTCGTCCTTTGAGAGCTTCATGCAATAAATGTCAAAGACGAGGTTAATGGCATGGAAGTCATAGACGAAACGGCTTGCTATCAGATTATAAATCTGAAACACTTCCCGGTTGACACGCCATAAATACGGATTCTTGCAGGTCTCGCACTGCGGCTCGATGTCGAGCGATTCCTTGATTTCAAGGCACTTTTCGCAGGTCAAAGACTGCACTTCCTTGCGGTTTAAATCTCTTAGGAAACGTGCGTACTCTTCGACGTTTTTTTTTCATCTTCCTCTTCATCATGCATGGGCGCTTTTGCGCCGGCCAGGTCGATGAGCTCACGCCGCACTTCTGACGGTAAAGCCAGCTTCACTTCCTTAGTGCATGGGATGTCCTTCCCCTTGTCGTCCTTGACGTTTTCCCAGTCAATGATAAGGTAGTCTAAAAGGTCATTGTTGAATTGCTCAAGGTCGGTCTCGACAATCGGCTCACCGGTCCTTGAGTTGCGGCCCTTCTTGGTCGTCCACTTCTTTTCGATGCGTGTCACCTCTGAAGCGGGCAGCCGCCGGTAGAAAATCCTTGAATCGCCGTTCTGATAGGTACACTTCTCGTCTTTGCTAATGATCTGAATGAATTGCCCTGCCATAATGTAGCTCCTTTCCTTTGCCCGCAAAAAAAGAGAGACGGCCTCCTATGACCGTCTCTCCCATTGCGGAATGGTGTGGTGATAAACGAGCGCGGCTTACCGTAAGCCTGCGCCCGGTACTAGGTAAACTTCAGCGTGACCTCGTCTTCACCCGCAGACCCCAGGGCCTGAAATTCGAGTGAGAGCTGCTTCTCCATTTCGCCCGCGATGGGCGGCACGTTGAAGTTGCAGTATGGCATGGTCAGGTTGAACAACTTGCCTGCCACGCTGCCCCCCAGCATCTCGATCTTGACATTGGTGTTGTTGCGCGCCTTGTAGAAGTAATGCAGGTCTTCACCGCGCAGATAGATGTTTGTCGAGCCGGTGATCTTGCGGTTGTCCGCCGCAAAGGCTGACGGATATCCAGAGGTGGTGATTTCATCCTCAAGGTAGCGGATGTTGTTGTTGAACGCCACTTCCATACCCATCAGCGTTACCCCAACGTCGTCAAATTCACAGGTGCCGGTCCGACATTCAACCGGATAACCGACTTCGGCGATGGTCGGGATCCACGGCCTGACTGTATCCGCCGCCACAATAGTACTCACAATTGCGGGCGTCACAAAGATGCTGGTTGTTGCCACCGATCCGATGATATACCCGGTCGATGCAGATCCCGAGTGGGTATAAGCACCAGCGGCGTTATAGCATTCAAGCCGCATGCCGACCGAATACTTCTGTGTGTCGGTCGCCGCCGGCATAACGATCCAGCTTGCAGCCGCCGTTGCGGTGCAGCCGTTGGTCGAGCCGGCCTGGGCAAGCTGCATGAAGCCGCCTGACCAGGAGCAGTTGATGGCACCCTTGTTGGTAAGCGACATGCGAAGCTCGTTCACCGTCGCCCCGATGAGCGCAAAGGCCACGTCCTGGTATTTGAAAAGCACGGTCATGGTTGACAGATCGACCGCCGGGGTATAGGTAACGCTTGTTCCGGCTGATACCGTCTCAGTCCCGAACAGGCAGCGCAGTAGATGCTTTGCGTCCGGTGCCGTGCCCGCCGTACCCGACGGCCTGATGTAGGTCGGGAATGACCAGGTTCCCGCAGGGGTTAAATCCTGAAACCGTGATTTAGCAGACCGGGAGTTTCGCGCTTCCGCTGAATCGGTGAAACTTGCGCTCTGAGAAAACTGCGCGTTTCCGGAAAGCACGATGGACTGCCCGGCCGCAGCGGTCGGATACAGCATTGTCCCTGCTGTTGTCTCAAGCATGGTCAAGACCGACGCACCGCGTTGTATCTGTATTCTTGATGGTCCAGACATTGGTTATCTCCTTCTTCTAGTTACACGTTATACGGGTCGTTTTCCTTCGCCTCATAGCGCACTATAAAGCTCACGATACGGCCCCCGATATGCGAGTTCTCGAGAAAAAACGGCGTCGTCCCCATCCGCTCGGTGTACATCGCAAGACCGCCGCGCGTAAAATCCGCCATGATTGCCTTTATTACATCGGCTTCAAGGTTGTTTGCAACCTGGCTCAGATTGTCCGCGTCGCTGCACCATATCTCGATGTTTACGTCGAGCTCTAAGACGAGCGTGTCAGTGCCGCAGTGTTCTCTCTCGATGGTCCGCTCATCACCCTCAAAGATGTATATAGCCGGGAGCACGTCAAGGTTGACAGAGAGCGTGTTCCCGCGCTGCACTGAGCTGTAGTCAATGTCAAACTGGTATCCGCTACCCTTGCGGACAGTCCTGACTGCAGTCTGAAAGTTTTGAATTATCTGTTCCCTGATTGAGTCGCTCATGATCCTTCGCTTTCTTTTTGATTAATGTAAGAGGGACGCATATCGTCCCGTTAGAAAGATATACCTCTTTCTTCCTGCCCCTGGTGACGCATGCCCTGATGTGCGGCGGATTAAACGGTTCACTCATTGTAAGATACGCTATCGACCATGGTTTCCATGGCGTTGGCAATGTCGGTGGAAAACGGGGTCACTACCAATTCAAGAGCCGGGGTCAGATACGGCCGCTTCGGGATGGTGACCGAGCGCACCAGCCTGAAAATTGGGATCGCGTTACCCGATGCGTCCTTGCTGAATATAAAAGCCTTGCCCTTGGTCTCTTTAAAGAATGTCCCGAGCGCTTCCCTGCCCCCGATGAATGATGACAGCGCAAGGTCACCGGCCGACCAGCGGGCCACCCCGGCATTGGTAACCGCTGAATATGCCGACACCCGGTTGGTCCCGCCCTTTAAATGCCGAAGCGGTATGGTTAAAAACCGGCCTTTCTTAGGCGTTATGGTGCCGCCGTACTCGTGAATAGCCGCATAGACCACGTTGGTACCCATAATTCCACGAAATGTCGTGTCAGATACCTGCACCTGCTTGTTGATAGAGCTTCTGAGCCTTCCTGATCGGACGTTTAACATGGTCTTTGAATTGCCGCCCCCGGTCACCCCCAGCTTTGCAGCCTTGACCGCCTCATTCATGTAATACGTCAATAGTTTGGCGAATGCGTCCTTGCGTTCGGCCAGCAGCCTTTGAAACGGCGACTTTCTCGGCGTAAACATCCTGACAGTTACTGCCATGGCTTAAACCTGCTCAGATTTCGTTTTTAATATGGCCTGTAGAGCACAAATGGGTCAATGGCCTGCCGTACCTCTTCGATAAGTTGCAATGGCTCGAATTTCGATATGGACCCGCCAGCCCCGGATACCGATACCAGGTCGGCCTGCTCCCGGCGCTTAAACAGGGTCACCGTCTGCAGGATGCAGGCTTCTTTCAGGCTGGCCGGAAGCGTCTGGTAGGTGTACCCCCCGGCATAGGTGACCTTGACGCTCCTGAAGCCCTTCATAAACTTGCCGCCTAAAAGCTGTACAATCCCGCTTCCGTCGGTATAGGCGGTATAATCAGCAGCCGCCACCAGCGTCCCCGATCCGAATGCCAGGTCAGGGTCATTATAGAGCGATGCCACGGTGGCAATGGGCGGCCGGCGGACGATGATGTAGTCATGCGCCCCGTCTGAGTCGTGCTGCTCGGTAATGGTTGCCGCATACTCAAATTCGCGGTTGCAGTACTGCTCAATCCGGTCGCTTACCATAGTGATAAGCTGCGACAGCAGGGCATCTTGCTTTGCAGTGTTGTGCAGCCCCTCAACCCACATCTTGACGTCTTCCACCTTGCACAATGCTAATGCCATGTCAGCACCTTCTTGTATTCGTAAAAGTAGTCATTCCTGATGTTGATAAAGCACAGCGCCACCATCAGCAGGCAGCGGTCGGTAAACTTGATGCCGTAATCGCATTTGTGGGCGCTGCATGACCGGCAGATCCTGCCGTAATAGCCGCATTCATCGGCCATGGACTGATCATCGGCATTGAGCTTATTTAGCAATTCAGTCGCCGCAATCATCCGTTTGAGTCCTCGAGTATCTGCACCAGCCGCTGCGCCGCCTTCTGCCATGTAAATTTGTGCCTGATCCGCTCCGCCGCCTTGCGAGCCTTTATCCTGGCCTCCTTGTAGTTATTCACCACATGCGACATGAGCTCGATCATGTGGTCAATCGAAGGAGCGGCCATCTCGGTATGCAGGTTGTAATGCTCCAGGTAATAGTGCTGCAGCTTATAATCAATCGGGTAGCCGACGTAACTGTCAAAGAAGTCAGCCGGTCCCGAATACCCGGTTGCGATACT